GTTCAGCATTGCTTGCTCAGTTGCAGTTAGAGTTGATTGAACCGGCTCCGGGAGCCCAGAATCCATTTCATTAAGCAGCGCCAGCTCCGCTTCTGCGCTTTCAATGACTGACTGCAGCACGTCCATCGTGCCGGTCGTTGGCAATTCGCGCCCGAGCTGCGCGCTTAAATCTTCGATGCGTGCAAGTAGTTCGGTTTTATTAGCCATTATTATCTCCGGGTATAAAAAATAGCCTTTCGGCTCTTATGCAAGGGTTACAACAACGAAGTTGTCAGCATCCGCCAGCACCATCGCAGGCGAGGATTGCGTCATTGTCTGAGTGACTGAAGGATCGCCTTTAGTCGTCCAGATTTTCGGATAGCGAGTGGCTTCGGTTACACCCTCGTTGA